TTGCTTCCAATACGGCAAACACCCTAACCGTTACCGGATCTCCGATCTCTGGTTTTTATGAAATATATCAATATCAGACAAGAACAATCACCACCATTACGGGTTCCATTATTACTGTTAATTCTGCACCAATGTCCTATAAAAATTATTTGCTCTTATTTATCCTGTATGATGTTTTTTTTATTACAGACGACTTACCACTTGAACCAAGCGGAGTTCATTGTCTGAACTGGGGGCCAGATTACGGTCCGTATTATCAGGGAGATATCCAATTCATACAGAATGGTCCATAGGATATCCATAAATCAAATTGTCAATAACGAGGCCACTTCTACATGGCACTTTTTATTTATAAAAGGGGTCTAAGGGGATGCCTCAAGAAGTCACCAGTGCCTTTAGGGATGAAAAGAAGAAAGGGGTGATCTGATGCCCGAGACGATTCCGCAAAGCTTTAAAACAGAAAAAAACAAGGCGGCTAACGCCCCCATCATGCTTTATGAGGTCACTATCCCCACGCCCGCATCCATTCTGAGGCTCTGCGAATGGGACGCGATCATTCATTATCCGACATCCGGGGGGTATGATTATAATCCCTCCCCCTTGTCTCACGAAGGGATTGGATGCAACGCTCTGGGAGAAATAGATTCCGTCAGGGTCAAACTATCCGCCGTAGATCGGACCATCATCTCGACTCTGGCAGCCAATAACGGCATGATCGGTTCCAAAGTTGTGATGAAGTTAATCTTTCTGGATCAATTGGCTGATGCGGCTGCCAATGTCTCATCCACATTTTATATTGATTCCGTAAAGACATCAGAGCAGGAGGCCGTCTTTAACCTGACCTCCAAACTCGATTTATATCAGGTTCAGATTCCCGGACGGATGTTTGAGAGAGATCACTGTCAATGGCTCTTTAAAAGAGAGGGGTGTTACCTCGGCGATGCGGGAATTTATACTCCCCCGAGTGAATTTCTTAATTCAAATGTGGAATGCGACCACACAAGAATAGGGACGGTGGGTTGTAAGTACCATGTCAATTCATCGAGGTTCGGTGGATTTCCAGGGATTCCGCTGCGAGGGCTCTATGCGGTTTAAAGGAGAATAATAGATGAAATTCACCAAAATTCGGTCTGATGAAATTTCACAAGAACTTCTCGGAATGTCCTTTGAACTCGGAGGTCGAGGGCCTGGAAAGATTGATTGCTACGGTGTCTTGATTTATTTTTTCAAAGAGTTCGGCCTCAAACTTCCAGACTATTCATATGTGGATGATTGGACTGGAAAGACAGAACTCTATATCCAAGAATATGCCAGTTTCTTCAGGAAACTTGATGGGGATGAAAAGTTGGAAATTGGGGATATGATTCTTTTTAATAGCAAGGAAAATCCTGGTCATGCTGGTGTATATCTTGGAGAAAGTAAGTTTATTCACGCTTACCAGAAGGCTGGAACGAGGATCGATTCGCTAACTAATAAATTGTGGAAGGATAAGGTCTTCGGATTTTTTAGGGTGAATGATGCGAGTTGATAACCTGTCTGCGTCGCCTGCCTGTGCAACGGCAGACAGGCTGGGAGGTGGGGCTTGAACCCATCTTAAATCAATAAATGATTAGATGCTCCCAGAAAATTTATTGTATCGTATGCTAATAAATTAGTCAAGGTAAATAATGCGAGTTAATGTAACTTATTGCCCCGTACTTTTTGACGAATCAACCTGGATCAGGTTTGAGTCCCATAATCAAACTGTTCTATCTATATTTGCATCTCTTTTCCAGAAGCATCCTGAAGTCCGAGATGATCCTCCCTACATAACCGTTCGGGTAAACGGTAAGAAAATACATCCACTATTGTGGTCTAAACCATTAAATGATGGAGATGAAGTTCTCATCATTCAGGAAGTGGGTTCGGAAGTACTTATTGCTATTTTGGGGTCTTGGTATGCTGCTGTTGTAATGAGTTGGGCTGCGGTAATTTATCCTATTGTATCAGCAGCAGTTTTTGTCATTTCACTTGCCTACACTATTTATTCCTATGCCACCGCGCCCAAAGCACCCTCGACGGGCGGGGGCCTCAATTCTTCCCCCACCTACGGATGGGACGGCCTTCAGATGCAAGTCCGTCAGGGAATCCCTGTCCCCATCGTTTACGGCGAACATCTTCTCGGCGGAAATTTAATCGAAGCCTACATCTCTTCAGTCGCAGACAAAAATTATCTGAACCTTTTGATTGCCTTATCCGAGGGGCCAATCGAAGGCATAATGAAAGAGGATTTATCGGGGGTCTGCACCTCTACAGCGGATATCCCATACATCCTCATCAATGACAATCTACTGTCAAACCTTAAAGGAGTTACATGGGACTATCGGCTTGGCACACATGACCAAACCCAAATAACTGGATTTGGAGATATCTGCCAGACCTATTCTATGGGGGGAGTAAAAATAACTAACACACCTTATGTTTATACCACAATTGAGTCAGACATAGAAGCATTGGAACTCAGGTTTAGAATTCCAGCCCTTTTCACCACCCATAGAGAATATCAGTTGCCACAAAGGGTTTCTGCTAACATTGAATTTAAGCTAACTTCAGAGCCTACCACCTGGACAAATGCTGGGGCATTTACCGTTACAGCTTGTACAAATTCGCCGATAAGGCGATTCTTTAGAGTGCCAATTTCTGGGGCGAATCAGTGGGATGTTAGAATTACCCTAACAACACTTGGAGCCGATAATCCTCCCGCCAGCCAGGGCCCCTTATATTTAGACAACATCATTGAAATTAAATACGATACGCTGGCCTATCCCCTTACGGCTCTTCTCGCAATTAAAATACTTGCCTCAGAACAATTATCAGGAGGACTCCCTAATGTCTTGACCAGAATCAGAGGCAGAAAAGTTCTGAACCTTAGCACCTCTGCCATAGGGTGGACGAGAAATCCAATTTATAATGTCAATGATTTGATGGTTAACTCACGATATGGCATCGGACGTTATGTCACTCAGTCTAACATCAACAGCGATCAACTAATTCTCATGGCCGATCATTGTGATCAGATGTTAGGGGATGGAGTAAAAAGAGGCATCAATGATGTCACTCCAACGTCGATGGAAGACAGTGATTATACCTTTGTGACGGGGGATCTTGGGAGATATATCTGTTGTAATTCTCCCGCCGATGCAACTGTTTTTACCACATTATTAATAACCTCACTCTCAAATTATAACCATTGTGCCAACGGTTCGGCTGGTTGGACAGCGGGGATTCCTCCGGCTGCTTATTGGGAGTTTGGTGAAAAGAGATATGAACTTGACTTGGTGATCGATTCGCAAAATCCGGCCTTCGATTGTATTAATCAAATATGCGGGTCGTTCAGGGCTGTGCCGATGTGGAATAAAGACGCCATCCAACTCTTGATAGATAAGAAAGAATCCCCCTCCTATATATTTAATATGGGAAATATAATTGAAGGTTCTTTCAGTCACTCATTTGGTTCCGAAAAGAATAAACCGAATTGTATTCAAGTGGACTATGCAGATAAAACTCGGAACTTTCAGAAAGCAACGGTAGATATAACTGATTTTGCCGCCATTACCGGCGGTGTCCCAAAAAGAACGAGAAGGCTCTCTTTACTGGGAGCATCCCGCCAATCTCAAATATATAGAGAAGCGAGATACCATCTCAATTCGCCCAAATATCAAGACGAGCAAATCACCTTTAAGGGTGCAATTGACGCCATCCATATGCTGCCAGGGGATGTCGTTAAATTTCAACACGATGTCTTCCAATGGGGACAAGGCGGAAGGGTCGTTTCGGCAACTACCACAGCGATCACCCTAGACCAGCCAGTTACGATTGGAGCGGGAACTTATGTAATCACCTGCAAACTAGCGGATGATACGTTGGAAACCAAAACGATAAGCAGTGGTGTGGGGACATATACGACAGTCCAGTGCGCAGCCTTCACAACGCCTCCTCCTGTTTTTAGCTTATACGCTTTTGGTCTGACAGGGGTTGAAGCTAAGCCTTTCAGAATCGTGCAGATTGCAAAGACTCCCGAGAATGAGATCGAAGTGGTCGCAACTGAATACTCCGACAGCGTCTATACCGATACAGGTATCATTTTAGCTCAACCTGTTTATTCAAGCCTACCATCTGATCCTGGATGGCCTTCTGACCCTAATGTGTTGTCTGATCCACTGCTTGCACCTCCTGATGTAACAGGGTTTGCCGTGACTGAGACAGTGGACAGAACGGGTGTGTACATCACCTTTACGAGACCGGCGACAACAACAAACTGGACAAAGGCAAATATCTATATATCAAGAGATGCAGGCACAACCTACGAAATTATTGGGATAATGTATAACGAAAACCCTATGATTTATCGTGATGTGGCGGTTGGCCTTGCCTAT